CACAACAGTAAAGGATACAGTAACCCGCGTTTCACCCAACTCCCGAATCTTCTCAACCATCTTGACATTTCCCCCTTTGTGTTATTTATTTTCATTCACCAAGAGGACGGGGCCGGTTCCCTTTGCCGGTGGCGTGTCAGCAGCAACCCGTCCTTGCCCTATCTTATCCACGGCGCTAAAACCTGAGAAACTCCCGAGCTAAGGTGATAAATATTAACAGCATTTTTTTCAAACGTATCTGAAAACACACCAGCAACTATATTTAACGTAGAAACATTTCCGTCTTTATCTTCTTTAGCAATTACCGTGCTTCCAGAGAGGCCAGATATGGTAAATTCAGCAGAGATAGTATCTGGTTCATTTGAACCATTTGCGTACAATGTACTTTCCACAGTTCCTATGTTAAACGTAGCACCAGCGCCAGATACACAGGTGACTCCTCCACGTTGGCACGTTGTGGCAATATTTGTAGATGATCCAGTATACCCAGAGCCTTGATCGTATAAACTGATGCTGGTTATACCTCCGCTGCCATCTACCGATATTACCTTTAGCCTCGCCTTAGAATTACCATCTATTAATGTGAGATACGTATTTGTTGAGTCGCTGGCAATGTAACCAGTTCCTCCATTGTTTATTGTAACATTATCCGTGGTATCGTTAATAATTCCAGTAATTTGCACAGGTTCAGTCACACGCGCTGCAAATAAAAAAAGATTACTTCCTGATTCGCGCATCATAATGTCTATTCTGTTCAGATTTTCATTTGTTTCTGTTCTTGTAATAGTTCGTCCACCAGATTTATAATTGCTATTAGCTAACACATCATATGTTCCTTCTGCCAATATATACGGCTTATAAATACTTATTTTATCCGCAAATTGCGCCATTTTTGCCCACTGTATATTCCCGCTTTTGAAATATTGAAACCAATTTATGCCCTTTGCCCCGTGTATAACATTAAGCCATGCTTCATTGTATACTTGATCTGCTGTATGCAAAACGTATCCTTTGTAATCATTATCTGCTCCGGGATTTATCGATGTAAGTATTGGAACTAATTGATGATTGTGACCTCCAGAAGAACTATTGTTTAATATTGCCCTATCAAAAGTTTTCAGATATAAGTTATAAGGTCCATAGTTTAAATTATTCCATTGTATCTGAGAGTGTTGATATTTAATGGGGTAAGTGTCCCACACTAACATTTGTTGAATATATTTTTTCCCTCCTAAAAACCAAGAATTTCCTTTGTAGTCCAAATATTGAGGATAACCTCCCCTTACGGTATCACCATAATCTGACCAATCAGAGCCTTCATAATTGTCATATACTATATGATCTGTATCATAATAATTAGTTATATAACTCCATGCAGCAACGGTAGACGGATAGGCATTAATATCCCAATTACCAGTATTATGTTCATCCAGCCATGTCCAGAACAACATCGTATCATCATTTCTAATGCCGTTGCATGTACCAGTTCCAACACCCTTACAGCAACTTGACGGCAACCCATCCCCGGTGCATTGAGAATTAGTTATTACATAATTCATCATACTTTTTAGATTTAATCCATATCTGTGGCGTATATAAATACTGGCATCTGTAGACGCTAAATAATCTCCAAGACCAGGGCCAGTAGCCATTATTCCAGACGAATCAGCATATCCAATATAGTCACTCCACGTAGAAGCACTATACGATAAATTATATCCCTGTAATCGCACAGAGTTAAGGTTCCCGCTATCAACCTGAGTTGGCATATCATCATCATTGACTAAAAATGTACTGAGGGGAAAAAATAAAATGCCATTAACAGAAATAGAATTATATTGATCGATTGTTACAATAGGCATTGAATTAGGCACAGTAAATTTTTCGCGCCATATGCCACCCACTACTTGTTCATCACTTAAATTTAGTAGTTGCGCTTGCAGAACGTAATTATGCCCAAATGTCAGGGTCGTGTGATCTAACAAATAATCTTCCTCAGCGGAAAGGTCGGCTTTTTTGTCAAGTAATAGCGTGGTTACGTCCGGGTCTTCAGATGTATCAATTAATGATAGTGTCAGTTTCCCCTCTGTACTTCCACCATCCCTGTAATCCTCCGGTATTAGAATATGTACATATTGTTTAGTTCGATTATTAAAGTCTGCATGTTGTACCTCAAATCCGGTAACTGGTTCCGTACCTGTAACCGTTATAGTAGTCGTTGCCGAACCAGATGCAATAACTCCATTCTCCGTGCATCCACGAGAGTTAATCCACCAACATCCTTGGTATGTTGCAGATAATTCACCTATTTTTGTTGTGTTATATGTATCAAATATAACTACATTCATTCTCACTGAGTAGGTTCCAGGTTTCATATAATAATGTAGATTGCCCTGCCCCTTGCATTCTATGGCGTACCGTGGAGTATTGGATTCGGGCGTGTACCCCGACCTACTACCAGATACTACTTTAACAGGACCACTCTGACAAGCATACCCATCTCCGTAATCCCACGTAAAATGTGCCCGTTTCAGATTTGCCTCATCAGCAGGGTAGGTGGTCCCTGACGCATTAAACAATACGGGCTCTCCAACCTCAACAGTTGTTCTCGGTAAAACTGAAATAGTTGGTGTTAATCCGACTGTTGTTGAATTTAAACTAGCAAAATCAGCAGATGTTATCTCTGATGTAGACACGATGAAATACATAAAAAACGGAGAGAATATATAGTCTGATTTCGATGCAGTGACTTTATATGTCCCAGAAGATAGACTCGTAAAAGTATATATCCCATCCACACTCGTTTCCGCCGTCGCTACCTCACTGCATGATGCTGGATTATCCATACCACTACAACTATATAATGTAACAATAACCCCTCCTTTAATAACACCATCGACCGTTCCAGTAATACCAACAGGATACGCTGGTAGATGTAAAAGCAAAAAAAATAGCACAATAATTACTTTACGCATTTTTATTCTCCGACGGTAACATACATAGTATGATTTGCTCCTGATGCTGAATTTGATACACTCGTTAAATTAGCAGGTGGAGTATCATAGTGTCCAGTTGATGTATTGTAATAATATGTCACGGTTTTGGAATCCTTTTCGGCAGACCAGGTATTAGCAGCACCAGAGGCGACAAATAGACATACCCAAACCTTTCCACTTGTCAATGTACCACCGTCCATAGTCTGTGAACTCCATTCAACAATGCTCGTTGTCATAGACGAAGAGCATCCTAATTTTAAATCACTACTATTGGCAATAGAATCTCCGTTATCAGAATATACACATACCTTGGCTGTACTTTCGCTTGTATTAGCGTGTATCAAATACGCATTTTTAAGTGTCCCATAGCAGGTTGGCGTAAACAAGAAACACCACGAACTATCTTTGGCTCTGGCGGCAGGGGCACCACTCTGATCGTTAGTTCCCACATAATCTACAAGCGAATTGCATCCCGCCCCCCCCGCCCCGACCACCGCCTGAAGCATTTGAGCCTGTGCCGATAATGAGAATAAAAGGAAAAATATGATTAAGTAAAATCGTTTCATAGAACCTCCTATGGGGCAGCAGTGTCTGTCCACGTACCAGTATGTGAGAATGTAGCATAATGAGTAGCGTCATAACCAACCACGCATATAGAGTCCGTTGCGGCCCCGCCTGATACCATTCTCTGACTCACCGTAGCCCATGCGGTGTGATCTGTTAATTCATAATACTGATTTGTCCGCAGGACAAGTTGAGCAACAGTAGCAGACCCAGGGGCATTTCTGACACATGCTTGTATTCCGGCAGCGGCCACAGGTAATGTAACCTGACAAGCGCCTGTGCAAATAACATAAGTATTTTTAGTCGTTACACTAATAGCCCCGCTGGATACTATCGTCGTTGGGGCTGGGACATTGGCCGCCGTTAGACCTGTCGTATCGGCATTAGGAGCTGCACCCGTCAAAGTCTGGGTAGTAGTTCCTGAAAGAGCTAAACCACCAGCAAGAGTCAGATTAATATAGGTTCCGGCAGAGTTCTTCACAGGAATATTATTGGCATCAACATTATCCGCCGCCGAACTCCCCGGATTGGCCGGGTTAAGCAGTTCCCATCGGGTATTGGCAAGATTGTAAACCAGTTCTATTTCATGCAAAGCACCCTTAATATCCCCTGCAACAAGCGCAACGCCTCCCTGTTTGGTGATCGTGTGAGCCGTCAGTCCATCGGGGGCTATACTCGGCGTCGTAGTCGCATTGGCCGCTGTCGCACGACATTTGATCCTCATTCCATCCGCCAGAGTAACATTGGTCGTATAGTCAGGGGTAAGGGCGTCCGCCGTACCGCCGCAGGATATGGTAGTTTCGGTGTAGGCTGTCAGATTTGCATCAGCCGCCTGATAGGAACCGGCAACCTGCCAGACCCCTTCCGTCCCATCGCAGACGCCAGGATCGCCGCTTGAATCGCTACAGACAGGTTTTGATGCCGTGATTGCCTTACCGGACATCGAAGTCGCGCCCGTGAAATAGGGCCAGTAATGATTTGTACTCGTTCCGGTTATCGGATTCGTCAGGGTCGCTTGTTTCCCGGCCAGTTGGTCATAAATCTTATCAGCACTCCATGTTAGCGCCGTGTCGCCATTCCCCGCCGTGTCATCGATTCTCGCTCCCGACGACGGCAAAGGCGGTATCGCCCAGGCCACCTGAGCCGCAAACAAGATAATAATGATTGCCTGTACTATTCTTTTCATTTCTGGTCCTCCCTTTATCCAACCGCAAGCGTTATCGCTAATCCCTTTGCTGCCGTTGTATGAACGGCATCCAAATCAAATCTAAGAAGGTCATGTGTTAATAAATCATCATAACTTGTATTGATAACAGCGGCGGCGGCAGCCGTGCTGGTGTCATATTTATCACTGTCTAAGGTGGATACCGTTGAGAGCATGTCCCTAAACTTTGTCGGAACGATACTTCCCGTGCCGATTGTTTTGTTGGATTCTACGGCGCCCGAGGCATTGTCCACTTCAAAATAATTTGCCCCTACCGCTGTCAGTGTAAATCTCCCTTTATTCCCCGCTGCGAAGTTCTGAGCTTGAATATTTAAGACATCTCCAATCCTTAAAGAGGCATCCGAGTCGGCTATGGATGGATCGGTCCCTGTCCCATCGAAGGTGTATCTAAATGTTGTTCCGCCTGGATTTGTGATATCAAACTGAGTGTCAGAACTGCCAATGGCAGCCGTCGTCCTACGTCTATTGATTTGTAAATCCATGGTGCCTGTAATCCCAGGGGTTACGCAATACTGATTAATGCCGGTGAGATTAAGACCATTAAGCCTTGCCGGGACCGGAAAATACGCTTTCCCGTCACCAACTGAACAATCTGTCACACCATCGATAAGCTGAATTGAAGTTGCAGCGGCGTCTCCTCTTATGAATACATTCCCGGATAAATACAAATCGGTAAACCGATTATCTGCATCGCCCAGGGCAACCTGGGCATCAACCGAGGCATATATTTTAGTACAAGGCCAGCTACCCCATCCACCAAGTCCAGAAGCAGGAACATCGAGCACAAGGGCCGTTCCATGAGAACTTGGGTATTCTCCTGTGGATTCCAGATAAATATCAATGGTGTTATCCACTCCACCGGCCCCGTTCCACCAGGAACCCCGTAAAGTAAAAATAGCAGAATCAATCCCATAATTAGCACCGTCTGCCGATACTGCCAATCTGCTTGATATTCTTAAATCCCCGTCATTAAAAACCTCAAACCGGTTCCTGAAATAATCGTGGGATGTTAGAAAAATTTGGCACTGATCGTCATGATCACCATCCTGCGCTCCCTGAGATTGTTGTATCATAAAAGAACGGGCACAGGCATTATAAGCACCATATATCCCGTAGCTTGGAACGACTTCTCCGCACCATAAGGCATTAAAAGCACTGGTGTCAGCATTTGGTTCCTTACTTAATTCTATTTCGGCTTGCATGGATACCAAGACACCACAAGTTGCGAAAGAATCTGACGCGCTCCACGAGGCAACCTCGATACCATAGCCATGATGCATTTGCGCGATGTATAGGCCTTCATGTTCGCCATAAAGGGCCATGCCAATGCCAACGCCGGTCACACTTGCGTCTTGTTCGATCTGGATACTCGTACCATTTATGGTCTGTGGGATATATACCGCCCCCGTCCAGTTGGCCCCACCCGCAGCAGGGGTGTATATGATCACATTAGCCCGTCCGGTCATTGCAGGAATCATAGATGTGTAGGTCTGATTTTCCACCTTCATCAGCGGCGCAAGTGCCGTCCCTACCAGCAAGGTCAACGGATTGCTGTAATTCCCGCCGATAACGATTTTTTCGCCACCCTGTTCGACATAGAGGATTTTGGTATCGGTGGTCCAAAGCAGTTCATTTGCGAATGCCGCTGCCGCTGCCAAATCAGCCGCAACACCTGTACGAGGGATAACGGGGTTATGGTTATAGTCAGCCATTAGAACGTCCCCCCCGAAGATTTATTGATGGTGTTGCCGGTGCCGGCGTCGGAAATGTTCTTCCCGCAGCTGGTGAATATATTATCCTGACCTCTATTATTATCTCCTGAAGCTTTTATTCCGATATCTGTTGCAGCACTATTTGTAAGATTAATCGGAGAGTTTGCTGCCACTATATTATTATTTCCAATTATTATAATACCATACTGATTTCCAGGAGATCCAACGGTTGGAACATCAATCTCTATCGTGTTCGCAATGGCCTCTCCCCCATTCGCCCCCATATACATCCCGTGGGTAGTATGGAGATGGGCATAACTGTATGAATTTGCAATGGTGATTTCGTTTCCACGGGCTTTGACGCCTGCCACGGCAAGATTAATTGCAGACAGGGTATTATATATAAGGCCATCATCCAAAACGATTATTTTATTATTGAGGACCGTGCCTCCTACAGCTTGAGCGTAGATTAGGTTTACTATCAGGACATCATCCTCTATGGCTGAGGAAATTGTCTTAATAGTAAGACAATTATCATGGACAGACGACAGAGCGTTTGGCGATCCTCCAGCCAGCCCGGCAGAAATAACATATGCATTGATATACTCACTACTAATTTCATTTGATGCAACTTCGTTTTCAGAAGATTTTGCTATGAAGATTGGTCCTTGGAATCCTGTTATTTTATTTTTAATAACATCACATGATCCGATAGAATTTGCATAATATACAAAAGAATAATATTTGCCTATCGCTACACAATCAGCGACAGATAAATCAACATCATTTTCATCTGCATTATAAACATAGGCAAAATGTGCGCTAACCGCTGTTCCGGCCAGATTTGGTGCTATTCTCTTCAGCGTCAACTTTAATGTCGCATCATCCCCATATACATTGAACATTTTGGAAGAGACAGCGGTATTCTGACTTTCAATACTGAAGCCTTCAAAATGAAAAGTCTTTGTAAGATTATTCAGGACAAATAAATCACTTCCATCCAGATTTTTCAGCATGACGCCACCCTGAGACTGGCCAAAGACTTCAAGGTTCACGTCTGGGACATAAATAGAACTGGTCATCTGATATGTCCCATTAAGAATATATATTGACCCTCCCCCAGCCTGTTTGACGGCATTCAGAGCCTTTTGTAAATTCGTTTCTTTGCCGACATTTACCTGTGGCCCGACGGTCAAATATTCCTTCCCCCACGTATCAAAGGCGCTTCGGCCAATATCCTTCGCCGTTGTCGGACCCGAAATAGCCGGCTTCCAAGCGTAAGGCGTATCGTCGTCAGGGATTGTCAGGGCAGTCGGTGTCAGGTCCGCCCAATCATCAAAAGCTGAAGTATATTTTGAGCACTGGAACTGAATTGACAGGTCTTTATTGATCTTCATGGAATCAATCAGGACATCATATTCACCGCCATAGTTCGCGTTATTGATTGTGATAACGTCGTCTGGTTGAAGGGCAACGCAGGTTCCTTTCGCTAAGAATCCTATCTCTGCTTCCTTCAGGTATTTTCTTTGACCATGTAATTTCACGATCTTTTGTACAAATTTGGAATCCTGAACAAAGGGACATTCAAGAATGTCTTGAGAGATCACATTCGCCGCAAGGTCTGCCGCAACCAAGACTTTTAAAAACTGGTCTTGCGGTTCCCCGGATTTCTGCCATGCCGCATAACAACTGTCGGAATAATCGGTGTTTACGATGTCTCTATATGTAAATGACCCTTCACCCTGTTCACTGGGTCTTAAAATTTCCGCCGCCGTGATCGTCTTTTTCGATGTCTTGGAAAGAACACGCATCTTTATTGTTTCACCAATATCAAGGCAGGAATGACATTGTGTGAGAAGTTGAGCCAAAACCTTTTCTCTCGGTTGCTTGTACCAAAAGGCGCCATGGTATTGCAGGCCGGCTTCAACAAGCGAAAAATCATCAAAGTCAGCGCTCGAATCGTCAGCGTCGGCTACAACCCTGTATCCACCCGTCGTCGTTGCCGTAAAGAAAAATTCCTGAGCCGCGCCATCCGCTGTGATAGAGGCAAGCGTTTGTGTTCCGTCAAAACTCTTTATTGTAAATGTCGATACGAGGTTTGCAACCGTAACCGTCAACTTATAAGTTTTTCCGACGGTCGTGGGAGCGCTGGCAACCGGACAGGTGCAATATTGATTTGCGGCTGAAGCCGTGACAGTCAAGTCGCCTGTTTCATCATAGGCGTCGATATCCACTTTCGCCCAGGCCGACGCTCCGGAGAAGTCCCTGTCAACCGTGTTCGGCATCAACTCTGTTTCGGTTTCCCATTCATACGAATCAAAGGTTGTATGGCAGGATGCAAACGTCCCGCCGGCGGCATCATCGATCATGGCCGAAGGAACACCCATGTCTTCAAGGACAAATGGGGTTACATCAGCCGGATTCGTCAATGTGGCCGTATCAGATCGGGTCAATTCGACAAGGGGATCATAAAACTGGTTGCTTGTAGTCTGCCAAAATCCCGCGTTGTCCGCTGTCCCATCCTTATCAAGATCAAATATCTTAGCTTGAAATACGCGCCAATCAACCGCATCGGCGTCGGCAATCGTTGACTGGGTAAAGGTATATGTCCCGCTCGAATATTCGTCTGCCGCCAGCGCCCTCGGCGAGTGAACCTTCGTAATCGTATAGGTTATGCCGCCCGCCGGACTTCCGAGCATGATGTAGCCGCTGCCCTGTGAAATAGTCACGGCATCGCCTTCAACCTCACCGACAAAACCCGCATCAATATCAAATTCGAGCACTCCGGCCGCCACGGATAGAATATCTTTTGTACTCACATTGTTTTCGGTTTCCGTAAATCCCGTAACTGTAGGAATTCGGCCTTGCTCAAATACTGCGAGTCCGTCCGCGCTGTCGGTGATCTGACATGGTGCTCCAGCTGCCGAAGCGACCGCCGCCAAGGTCGAGGCGGTATATGTTATCGCGTTGTCAATATAAACGTCTCTCAGGGGAATATAGGCCGTCCCGAAAGGCACCGGAATGCACAGTCCGTTATGCTCCGCATATGTCCTGTTTGATTTGAAAATATCTTCCGGGATTCTCGTGTTGGGATAATCGCCCCTAAGATAATATTGCAGAAAATCTTCGGCAACGATCCTGATCTTTTGGTAGCCAGGCTCCGCCGTTTTGATCCGGAATTTCCAACCGGCTATCTTCGCCCAATTAACCGTCGTTGTAGCAAGCCACAACTCAATATGGACCGTCCCGCCCTTAAAGTCAGAGAAGGTCATGGCATTGGCCGGATTGGACAAACTGAAGGTCACATCGGAAGGCGCGATAACTGAATTTTCAGCAAGGTTACGGCGAAGTTCGATCCCGGAAAAGTCCATCAGGACCAATGTCGTCGAGTCACCACCGGCAATATCCCCTAAGCCGGTTGCGACGTTGATATAGTCGATATGGGACACCATGTTGTCGGTGGTGTAGCCATATTGCGTTAAATAAAAACGCCCACTCGTGCTTGCTGTCTCGTAATCGCAATCAAAGGTGCCCTGAGAAACATTATCGAGAAAGACTTCAACGGTTGCCGCATCCTCTCCCGCCGTTTTATCCACCTGGAAGCGCCACGTTTGCAATGCTGCCTCAACACCCGTCTTTACAATATTGGTTCCTACCTCCGCAGATGCGCCACCCGTCTTCATGATAAATAGCCCATCAGATGCGAATCTCGCCGTAAACCTCCACGTCGTCCCCATGTAGGTGCAGCGGAATTCGTCAGTATCGGAAACTGATCCTATCGCATCAAAATAGGTTTTTATTTCGATGGTAAATTGGTCTGGCGGTGCGCTAAGCGCTCTCCATCGTTGAGAAGTGGCATCCCCTGCCGCCCCCAAATTCGTATCAAACCGGAATTGCCCTGCGGGATCAACTTCAGAAACAGCGGTATCTGAATCCCCATCGGTCCAATCAGCAATAGCCGCACAATCCTCTTCAAGCAGATCAGGGGTAAGGCTGCCATAATCGTAATCGACGCCATTCTTGTCTTCGATAAAGAACTGCCATCGAATCCGTTTAGATTCTGCATCGACAAGTGTTTGTTGTGCTGCCGTTAGAGTAAGCATCTATTCCCTTTAAGCGTCTGCGATTCTGCCTAATATCCTCAATTTCACGTCTGGATAACCCCATCGTGAAACTGCATTTCCTGTTCGTGATAATTTACAAGCAAATCTTGCGACGTAGGTATGACCATCTCCGTGACCGGACCATTTGAACGAACTCCCCATGCCGTTTGCCTTTGCCGCATCATGGTAAAAATCCATAACAGTGCCGGCATCCGATTCCGAAAGTTGGTTCCATCGAAAAGTCACATAGAAGATCGACCCAGTATTCAGGGTTATCCTTTCCTCTGTGTTGTCGTCGGCCAGGTGGATAACCTGATTTTTATACCCTTCCTCCGTGATGGTTCCCTGCGCCTTGATGCTCAACGCCGCAGTAGAATAATCGGGGGTTACGGTCGAAACATGGTCATAAATTTCGGTTGCGCTAATTTTTATCACCCCCCAATGCGCTTAAAACATAATCTGCATTTACTTGCGTTTCATCAAAAAAATAGACCTTCCATCCATATGCAGATAATCTTTTAATTCTATTTTCCTTATACTTTTCGATGGTTCTATTGCCCATTTGTTTGAATAATCGTGCGTAAACTTCTATCGCAATTTTTTTACCATTTATATTGATAAAATCAGGGTTTAACCCGTCAATAATGAATGCACCATTACCGACAAATTTATATGATAGATCATTATCATCAATGATTTTTTGGAATGCCAATTCCAAAGATGTTATTGGTCTCCTTTTTAATGCGTGTTGAATATGTTCAGGACTTAACTTCCTGCCCCTAAGTTTTAGCGTTGTTTTCATTCTATTTTCTGGGGTCAACATCTTTTTTAAATTTTCCATTATAGCTTTGTGGCCTTCTTCGCTTACATTATATTTCTTACCTAAATGACCATTACGCATTTTTATTTTGACTTCATCAGGGATAGACGGTCTCTTTTTGCCCAACCATGGTTTATTATGACCATGTAAATAATTATTATCGTATTTAATGACTTTTAATCCACAACCGCATTTACAGAAGGGAAACACAACACCATAAACCTGGTCCAAGTGATTTTTATATTGTTCGCCGGGATGTTCGCGTTTCCATTTATTTATCAGTGTTATTTTAGCCCCTACAGATTTTCTCGCCTCGCTTACATTTGCCTTAATCCACGGTTTATTTTGCATCATACTATCCCGACCACTCGAAGTCTGCAAATAACGTAATCCAGCCATCAGTTCAACCTCCGTACAGACGATTGCAGATCGCCGTTCGTCGTCATCTGCCGAGCGACCACATTCCCGATCTCCCTGCCGTCGATCTGGATGCTCACATGGATATCCCCGCCGCCATCAACATTGATATATTTTGCGATTGACTTCCCGATCTCCTCTGAATCGACCCCGACGGCCCTTAAAAAATTGCTCCTTTTTGGTTCAGTGAGCGGAAATATCAATTCGTCACCCGCTTCACCGGCGATAGTTAGCCCTCGCGTAATGCCACCAGAAGCCATCTGCGGCACTGAAATAAATCTTGAAAAGTCATAGGATGGTTCTGGAACCGATGGAATTTCGTTTGGATCTCCATAATGCATGAGATAATAGTGACTCCATTGATCAATGGCATATTGTCGAGTTTGCGCAGCCGTTTCTTGCTCCACGGCGGGCTGTTGTGCAGCCTCTGTTGCCGCCGCTGCCTGTTGAGCCGCATTGATCGCCCTTTGTTCATTGAGATAAGCAATGATGTTCTGTGTCGCCTGATCCAGTAGAGCTGTATTCGCCTCAATGCTTTCCAAGACGGTAAGTTGGCTTTGTGCAACGGTAAGCTGTTCATCAATGCCGGTCCCGAGGCCCTCCACGTCTGAAAGGACGGAAGAGTAGACATCTTTATAACTCCCGGACGTTCCAAATGATTTCTCGAATTCAAGGTATTTTGTGGCAAAATCCAGATAGGCGGAAACGCTCTCTTGGGTTGCACCGGGCGCCGTTGCCGCTGCCTTTGATGCGGCATATTGCCGAGACCATTCAGCCGCCGATTGCACCGGAGCAAGGTCACTCAATTTAAGATTGTTGATCCACGCATCGATCGATTCAGAAACTTCTTTTAAACTGTCAACGAGGTCTCTTTGCGCATTCGCTGCATCTTGAGAAGACTCCTCCAATGTTGAATAATATTGGTCTGCCGCTTCTGATAAGTCACGCATGGCAACAGAGGCAGAGAGGCCTGATTCCGTCGTCAAGTCCAACGCCTCGATGATACGGCGATATCCCGAACGGGTAGACGATAATGGCAAATCCATGTCATCCATGGCAGATGTCAGTTGCCCGGTCAGCCAGAGCTGCTTTTCCTCGTCCGTGAAGAACTTATCGAAATATGTTTCGGCGGAATCACGGAGTTTTTCCAGGCCCCCGGCCATTTGAATGACCGATTCAGAGAATGCAATGGTTTGAGTGGTGCTCCCGGTAAATGCTTGCCCGGTCATTGCAAGAGTATCAAGAACGATGGCCTTGTCAATGAGAAGCCGTGACGCCGTTTCAAATAGCCCTTCTCCGAGCTGTTGATATTGCGAAATGATGGTTCCAAACAGGGCCTCTGCAGCGGTATCGCCTACCGTCGAGATGGCCTCATTGATGGCATCATTTATCTCTTCGGTTGTTTTCCCGAGGAGGTTGATTTCAATATTACTAAAGGCATACGACGCTACAGCACTCATGTCCGCGCCTAACCCCGCCCCTAATTCAGAGAGGGCGCCTGACATATTCTCAAACACTTTTGTGAACAGCCTATAGGTTTGGGCGTCAAGTTCGTCGTATCGTGTTGAGTACGACGTTTCATCACCACTGAACCATCCCCCATCCTTCACAGATTTTATTTTAGCGAAGGCCTTTAGTTCATCAAAACCCTGGCCTGAAAGCATCCCCCCTACCGTAGCCCCACCAGCCATGATGCCAGACTTAATCACAGATGTTTCGGTGCCGCCGCCAAAGATTTTACCTATGGCTTTCCCAAACAGATTATTCGTTAACCGGTCAATCGCCGAATAGATAGCTGACCCAGTAAGGACACCAAGAAGGCCGCCACCGCCGCCAAGCTTCTCAAAGGTGTTATCAAGATTGCCCTGCCATTTCAGCCAAGCTTTTTGTGCTGTTCCCATCGTTGACGATGATGATGTATCCCACTTTCCGGTATTTGTTCCGTACCTGACGACATTAGTGACCAGGCCCGTTATATTCTGGTTGAGGTCCTTCATCTCGTTATAGATCCCGGAGAGTTCCCGGTATTCCATATCGTAGGTATCCTGTAGGAGTTCCCAAGATTTCTGGATAGATTGGCTGCCTTCATCGTTTGCACCGCCAAGGACTGTGGTGTTTTGGCCGTATGCAGCCGATGGGGCAGATACAGACCCGCCACCCAAAGAAAGGCCGGCAGAAGCGAGTAACCCGCCCATAGCCGCAGCCATCGCGGCAATTCTGGCAAATGCCGTGTATGGATCACCTAACCCCTGATTTGCAATAGCTGCGACGGCATTAGCGACGGCAACCGCATTCTGAAGAACAATCATCACCTTGGCTGCTTCTTGCATCCGAGCGTATTCGGCGGAATTCTTATCGTACATTCCACCAATTGCCTGGAAAGTAGATGCCATCTGACCAAGAGCATCAGAAACTTGTTTCGATTTTGCCTCAAACATCGCCTGATCTACCTTTGCGATAGATTCAGATGCCTTCTTATTCGCCGCTTCCTTATCAAGACCAGCGGCTATTTCAGCCTTGCGTATCTTGTCTATCCATTCAAGTTGTGTCTTTCTATACTCATCCTCAAAACCAACGAGATCCTTATAGAGATCCATCTTGTCCTGTAAAAGTTTTTCGGCGGATGCAGCCTGTCCTTTGTTGTATTTATCAATCGAATCGGCGGTTTCCTTTGCGCCCTTTTCTATGGATTTCTGTTTCGCTTCTTCCTGTCTGCGATAGGCTTCCGACGCCTTTGTCTGGCCTTCGATGTATTTTTTGTACCACTCTTCAATGACTTTTGTTTCTTCAGATAGTTGGTACTGATCGATCAAGCCTTGGTTGGCGCCGGGCATTGCCCGGAACTTCTTAACTTCTTGGGCGATATCGGCCATCTTCTTATCGAACTCATCAAGATTGGACGTATCAATCTTGTATTGCAGGGTTGCGGCTGTCTTTTCCCATTCATCGCGAAGTTTTTGAGCGGCCAAAGTTGCTGCATCGGTATCGCCAATACCCCCCCCACCCTTGGGCGGCTTCACAGCCGCCGCATTTGCGGCCTTCTTCGCGGCATCAACTTGATTTGCATACAGCGCAATGGAGTCCATGATTCCGTTTTTGGTTAGGTCCACATTCTTCTTGATTAAGGCATAGGCATTCGCCGCCGCCTTTTCAGAATTTGCATATTGAATTTTGGCTAACTGGATCTGTCCCGTTGCGAGACTCATCCCGGCCCGGCCAACATTATAAATAGATGAGCCGAGTTCAAGGACAATACCAATCGTGTTTCCAAGCATCTCCCCTATTGGCTTCAGTGCCGCCAAGACTCCGCCCCACCCGTAGGCAATGGTGCCGGTCAGCTTTCCCAAATCGCTCAACAACGGCCCGAATCCTTGCAAAACTCCCCAAATCGCCCCGACGGTATTTTTTACATAGGACCATGCGATATAAATTCCGGATGCAATTTGCCCCTTTTGATCTTCAAGCCCCTTACCGAGTTCTTTCGTCAGCGCGATTATATCTTGGTAGGCGGGTTGCATCCCGGCCCTGAGAGTTTGAGCAACCGTTGTATCGATGGTTGTTTTTACCGCCGTCCATTGCATTTCAAGAATTGACGTGGCAGGCCCAAACCCTTTGAGCAATTCACCGATATGCTCCATGACGGTATCTTCCGCCCGCCATGCCTTCAGGTGTTCCTTAATTTGTGGATCAATAGATTTCAGCGTTATGAACATCATGGAACTTTGTTCATTTGCTCCCGTCATGAGCGACCTGATTTCCGTGTTGATCTGCCTCATGACTTCCTGTCCCTTTGTCATGAGCGGTAGGGCGTTGGAAATGCGGGTGAATGATTCGATTTGCTTTGCATTCGTGGCATCCAAGAAAACACCGGAGCGGGCAAAGGCGTTCGCAAGAGCGGTCGTCTCTTCTCCAGAAAGCAATGTTCTTGCTGCGATTTGTTCAAGGATCGGGATCATGGCGGATGAATACCGCAGAGATTGTCGCCATTGATCTTCAAGCGTCACACCCTTTTGCTTCTCTGCGAACGTCATAACCATTGCTGCCATTGAAGCGACATTCGTGTTATAATCTTCTACCGCCTTAAATCCCTTGACGAATGGCTGAACCACTGCTTGTGCAGCGGTTGATGCAACATAATAGGCCGCATAAAAACGGAGAACCGACCGCATCATGGCCGCCATGCTCATATCGTGCTGGCCGACCATTTCCTTGTTGAGTTCTTTCAGCTTGGCGTTTTTTGCACGTTCAAGATTGACAAGGTCTTGTGCCGATGCCGCACCAGAAGCCTTGATGGTTTGATAAGAGGAAATGATAGCTTCTTTTTGTGCATTGATGGCCGCAACGGAGCGGATACCGAGAGTTTCGTAAAGAGGATTGCGTTTCATCTCCTGGTTAAGAGAATTGATCTTTGCCACCATGGCGGATTGAGATCGGAAGATTTCATCAGCGGTTGCCTTCGAGTGATATTTAATGCTGTTGAAGGCTTCGATGGCATTATTCGCCATAGTTTTATAGATGACATCAGAGCGGACACCGAGCTTTTTGAAATTTTCTTCGACATTTAGAGAGGTCTGCTTGGACTCTTCCAAAACGGCACGGTTAGCCCTTGTCCATCGATCTTTATCGATGTCGAGTTCAACAAATATGACGCCTAACCTTTCCGCCATTTACTTCCCCCCGATTGCCGCTATCGCTCTTGTCTTGCCTGCCCGGAAAGCCGGTCTTAAAAATGGCTGTGCCGGCGCCGGTCCGCCCCATCCAGTTGATGAAGTCCCGCGCTCAACCATAAATGCCCAGTAGTAGAGAAAATTTCCTGCATATGCGCGGATATTGCCGCCCTTCGTGACGCGCCGGATCGTACTTTTCAGGTTTCCGGGTTCACGCCCTGTCCACCGTTTGTCCGTTCTGAACGTAACAAGTTGCCCTTTGTTTCGCCCCGTTTTTGGAGTGAATGATACGGTGGCTGAACTAAACCCAGGCGGTCGATAGATATGCGTCTTGCCGGGAGGCGGACAACGCCTCTTAGCATCCTCAACCACTGTATCCATAAACTCATTGGCATTATTGACCGCCTTGCTATAAGTATCATCGAAAACCTCATGCCCCCGCCAGTTTGCCACCCTCATTTGACTACCGCCTTAATCCTGGTTGTCTTCCTTCCACTTCTTCCACTGATGCCAAACCCGATTGACCATCAAGAAGCATCCCCACTCATCCGCTATCTTCCCCGGATACTTTTCAATCGCCTTCCACACCACAAGATGGTTAAGGCAAATTTCAATATCTCGTTCACCGTTCCACCTCGTTTCACATTGACCCCTAATGAGCATGAAGATGTCGGCTGCCGCCTTATTTTCCACCTTTAGCCACACCCGACACGATTCACACGGAGGCGATTCGGGAGGCTTCCTTTCTGCGTACATCTGTTGGCAGCCTGGACAGGTGGGCGCGTAAACATCGGCCCACTCTATCCATTCAATCAGTTTTTTTCAGCGGCCTTTTCCCCTTCCGCCTTAGCATTGGAAAGTATCTGCAACGACCGATTGCAGAACCGCAGAAACGGCATGTGGCCCTTAACCAGTTTGTACTTGTTCTCTTTTGTGCATGGAATGGGCTGTCCTTCTGGACCTTTGAGATCCCAATCGGTTATCGTCTTGTCCCAAAATTCCATCCGTTCCGCTTTTTCCTGTTCCGGTGTCTGTTCATACGAGACGTTAAGCTCCATAGCTTTCGTCAATGTATTCAGGAGAGGCGTATTGATTTTCTTCCCCTTGTATTGTTCCCGAACAAGTCGGTGTTCGTCTGGATCGATCTGCTTGAAACAAACGCTTTCGGCGGGTTTCCCGTCTTCACAATATGCGACCGAGATCCACTCAATTTCGCCTTTGTCGTTAATCACCGAATCCTGATAAGGGAACCACTCGCCCTTCCCTATTTTTTCTAAATCGAACATAAATCACTCTCTTTCTGGCCGTCTCCGCGGCCTGTTAAATTGTTATGAACCCGTTCCGACCTGCTCCATAGCCTGGCTGGATACTTCACCCGTAAAGCTGATTGTCCCGTAACCGTTACGGGGCAACGTAACCGCATCCGCCTTCGTCACGACGATGTAACCGCCCGACGCGACCCGCCAAAACGTGCTTGTATTGGCATACAGGTACAGGTTCGTGATGTGCGTCCCGGCCTTGCAAATCGCAGTCAGCGCACGCTGCCCGTTGGTGTCATTCGGATCATAGTTTCCGTTGAACTCAATCTGCCCGCCGTCTGGAAGCTCCGCAACTTCCTTAACCTTCACACCTGTGTCGCCAAACGCCGTCGGTGCGGATGTCACCGGCGTAGTAAGGCCGCTTATCGACCATGACACCATGTTTGCGACTGTTACCGTTCCGTATTTCACGGAACCGTTTACCCCTGCTATCTTTGCCATTGTTCAAGTCCTCCTTTGATTCAGGGCAATAAAAAAACGGCAACAAGTTAGGTGGTTAGCCCTAACCGGCTGCCGTTAATTCATTCTTGCGTTCCCTTTAAGTTGGCCTACTCTCCGGGAAACCCTGATTGTTAATTAAATATTAAGTTACCTCTCGAAAAACTCCTTTCCCATCCTCACCCTTTCCCATATATTTCATTATTTTCAGGCTTTCATGTTGCGTAAGAACAGCACATCCCAGATCATCCGTAATATTTTCTTCGATTATCACCGGGAAGGGATATGCTTCGCCGACGGTAAATATTTGATCAGCATCAAGTTCCTTCCCTTCGGAATCGGTAATATTTGATACAGCAAATTCCGATACAACAGGGGGATTATAAATACCGTCAAATTCTACCGATTCACCGCCGCCGAGCAATTTTGATGTATCTTCAGCGGAGAAGCCCCATGACGTGATTTGTCCAATTTCTTTATCTCCTAATCTTAATGTTGCGTTTTGGCCGTTCATAAAAATCCTTTCTGGCTATGCTGCCCTTTCTTCCCTTTCTTCAATTCCTGCCGAAGTTTCAAATCTTATCCCTCCCGGCGGCAACCCAAGTGCCGTCGAGTCCACCCGCATCATCTTTTCATACCTGTCATGAAGCCATTTGTAGTTGTCGCAAAATTCATCAGTTGGTCTCCAAGAAAACGGCCTCATGCAGTAGTGCTCCGCATACGCATCAATCACCCACGCCGTCCCCTGCATTTCCCAGGCCTGAAGCACACAAAGTGTCCCGTAAAGATCGAAGCCGGAAAGCGATTCGTCAAACCTGAACTTGCTTGCCATATGAACCATGATCACGCATTCATCGAAGCAACAAGCCGCCTGCGGGAACGTGTGGACATTCGATGTATCGAAATTCAGCGGGATTCTCATGTCGTGAAACTGACCACAGATAATACCGTCCATATCCTTGCCGATGACACCGGCGACAACCCAACTATCCGGTAGTTCGGCCAACTTTGCTTTGACAAGTTCGATCCATCCATTGCGAAAATACATATCCTGGTGTACCAGAATGGCAACATCGGCACCTTCGGCCTCGATCTTGTCCAGTAGGTAATTCAGCCCTTTTGTGGCACTCTCGGGATTCTGGATGAAATGAAAATTAAGATAAGTGCTTCTCGGAATCGGAGATTGTTTCAGCACCATATCAAGCCTCAAGGGGTCGTTTATCATAGCACCAAAAGACACTTGCAATCCCTTTTCCCACCGGCTCGGTTCGTAATAATTGAACAGTGCGAATAGGTCACGCCTGTAGGCGATTTGTTCACCAGATTCTTTGTGGTGAATCGCCATTTCCCCATCCCATGTGCCCGATTCATCGTCGAAAAGATGATCTTTAAATATTTTCCCCTTAACGAAAGATTGCTGTCCGCTGATCCCGCTGATAAAAATATTTTCCGGGGAAGCATAAAGCGTTTTCGTCGGATACCTGCGGGGATGAACGGCCTCAACGGGGATCTTATGGCCCCGCTTCATGGAGATAATCACGATGTCATCATCCATCACTTTGACTTCGCTCATGACGTTCGATTCGTACATATCATCGTCATCGGCAGTCACATAGTAGGCGTTATCATTTATGGGATAGTTTTTGATGAACCAATTCCGCTTGAACGTTCCCGGATGTGCCGCCCCGCAGTCTTTCGCTTCCATTGGGATCACGACCGGGAATATCCACGTCTCATCGAAGTCAACGACTTCATCCTGAAACATAATCGGATGCCAACATACACGCATCGGCCTGTATGCCGCCGCAAGGATGCCCTTGTTTTCTTTTCTCCAAAACGGCATGACAAGATGGACCTGAGTTTCTTTGAGGTATCGACCTACAACCATAGCGGCCTCGTGGTTGCGCTTCACGTAATCATAGAGGAAATCCGAATCGCTGGCGTTATATTTCGCAATCTCACCCTCGATCCACTCGCGCGTAAGGGGAATCTTGAACCGCCGGCCCGAAAAGTTATTCTTTGCAATCTCATCGATGTTGTCTTTCGTCACGTAGCCATCGCCAAAAGCCCCGATATATTCACGGTTGTCGGCAACAATAACGGGCTTCCCGTGCGCCATAGCTTCAAGGGCGCCACGGCCAAGAGTAATGCAGAGGTCGGACCATTTAATTTGCTCCCCGATAGGCATATCAAGATCGCTCTGCCGGACGTTATATTTCTCGGACAGGAATTCAAACGGGTCATAGGACATCGGATAGCGCCGGATGATAAGGATATTTTTCAATTCCTTGGCTGGTCTGTGCTGTGTCATGATCGCTATCGGCTGCGGTATGACCTCACTTTCAATGCCGCGGTTGTAATTATATGTCCGTACTTCCTGACTTACTGCAATGTATCTATCCGCGCCGGGCTTCATATGCTCGTCTTCAATGATGCCGTGGGCAATGCAGATTTTCGGCGCCGGGTTCGTCGTGATCTTGTCCAGAATTTCGCCATGGCTGCAAATGATCAAATCAAAGCCGACGTAGGCATATTCCGCAGGGGTCGTGGTGGCCGTAACGCTGTGACCCATGGCAATAAGGGTATCAATTACGCATCGAAAGAAACGGCTTGAACCTCCTTCATAGGCTGATCCCGATACATATTTTGCAGTGATAAGAATTTTCATTCGGTCCCTTTCTATATGGTGGCTATCAAAAAATATTCGTTATTCCCTTCCGCCGGTCCTGCATAACCGGGGAGATTCCCCTCAATGATTCGGAACGAAGTGAACTGATCACCGAAATACGAGACTTCATCCGCCGTAAATTTGTGAAGCGTTTCGTTCTCTTGGTAATAATTGCTTTCAGCACGGGGGAAGCTCACAATCGCAGTGCCGCCTTCTTTAAGAATCCTCTTGATGTGGCCGATAATTATCTTTTGGTTTAGTAAATCGTTATGCTGCATCACCATGAGGCAGTAAACAAAGTCGGCAATCTCTTGGTCTTTGTATGTTTCGGCCCGCAAAAACTCCACGTTGTCGGCCTTCACAAGCCCTCTTGCCTTGTCCAAAAAACCGTCGCAAATATCCAGGCCGATGACATGGCCGGCGCGTTCGGCAACGTATTTCAGAACCCGACCGACTCCGCACCCGTAATCGACAACGGTGCTTTTCTTGTCGAAGAAGTAGAACAGTCTTTGGGCCTCTGCGAAGCCCTCCGCGTCAAAGTCGGCATCATTCTTTCTTGGCAGGATATAATTCTTCCATTCCGGCTGTTCCGATACATTCTGCCAATAGGATTTAGGATTTTGGATCATCGTAAACCATCTTTCTTGTTAGTTGGTGTGTGGTATCATTACCCTTTTCCCAAAGAGCATGGGCAAACTTGAAACCGGCATTTTTGACAGCTTTAACAACCCGCTCATCGAACTCGCCATAGGGATAACAAAAATAATCCATAGGAAATGGAGGCGTGACCTCTTTATCCAATTCCTCGTCTTTCAGTTTTCTAAGGTCTTGATGGCTATTCGTGTGCCATCCGAGAACGCAACCCATGGCCTCCATTTCCCTTAATTGATCCATGTCGCACAGCCGCTCAAGGGGCATTTTCTTGTCGAAAGAGTTATCCTTGCCGAGGTAATCACCCATGAAATAAAGGATAACGTGACGATCCCTCAAAAGTTCCCTGTTTTCGTAAACATTCAGATAGACGCCATCGAACGTCAGACGGCCCTTACATTTATCGACCTGTTCCACAGTATGGTAGTTGAGGTTCTTGGTCTGCCCGATATTGTGGAAAACATAGGTATCCACGGTGAACAGCTTGATTTGTTGCGTCCATTTTCCGTCCCGGTTCACATAGGGGAACGGTATCATTTTTGTTTCCCGCGATCTGATCTTTTCGACGGCCTCCGTAATTTCCAGTTCTTTCCGATGACACAAAAGAATGGTCTCAGAAGCGTGTTTATTGATGATTCTGATAACATCCTCAACATCATTGCAATCGCCCGTATTATTTAGTAGGCCCGCCACAACAACAAGATCATAGTCACCGCTGATTTCATCCCTCTTCAGGGGCTTCACGTTGTCTGGAAGACGTGACAAAGCGATTTGCGACGGGTCATAGCCATATATTTCGTCAGCGGACAGATGCTTGGATATGAAGCCTTCGCCACACCCGATATCCAACGCCCGCTTGAACCTCTTCCCGCCCAAGGACGCGATTATCTTGTCTCGCCGTACTGCATCGTCGGGATTTGAATTAAATTCAAAAGGATCAAGTTTTTCGTATATGTCTTTCATCCCTATCCCCCTAATCCGCGCTCTTCCGCCGTTTCGTCCCATTCCATCATCGCCTGGTACGCTTCGTCAGGGGTCCGCTTGCCGCGAGTCTCAAACGTCCTTTCTCCTGAATCGTCGCCCATGACCGGCGCAACCTCGACCCATCGAAACTTTACCCACTCTTCGCGGCTAATTTCTGATAATGCTTTTTCCATGACTTTCCTTTCTTAGGTCATTTTTACATCTGCTTCAAAATCCGTGAACGCCACCCACCCGCTTTCCGTTCCGTCTGGCTTCGTGTCCATTTCCGGCTTTGCGCCGGGTGAGGTCGTCAACCTCATCCACAACAACGTCGCGCCGGTAATACTGAATGCCGCGCACTCGTCAAATAGGTCATTGCAATATGCATTTATGAGGTCACATTCCGACGAATCATAGCGGTCATCCGAATAATGGGAGAACTGGATAAGCAAGTTTCGGTAATCATCCGAAAACGTCTTGTCCGGCGTTTGGTCGATAATCTCATAAACCGAATAAGGATAATCCGTCCCTTGCGCCCTTCCCTCGTAAAGCCGCCCCTGAATGGCTGTATAAAAGGTGTTATGGCTCCCGACTCCATCAACAGCGGTGAATTTCGTCATCAGGGCCGTTTTGAAATTCGGTATGATTTTGGAGTCGGACATTATGCCGTCACCTCTTTTGCAATGAGAAAAATAAACTCGTTACGATCATCAGGGTCTATACTCGCAATGTCAAAATAACGACCCTTCCACAAAATCCTCCAGTCAACCCGCATGAGCTTTCTGTTGCGAATCTTAAATTTGTCAATCCTGTTCAATCCTGCATCACCCTCGTTTGAAGATACGGTCCAATGCTTCGCCCAAACCGTCGCATGGGTGGCCCATGTCGTTGTAAACCCGCCCTTGCCGTTCGCTGTCTTGACGGCATATTGCAGCGTGATCCTCTGATCAAGTTCGCTCGGGCTCGTCGGCCTGCGTGTGCCGTATGTCGCGTTATTCAAACTCATCCCACACCCTATAACTGGCGCAAAGGTTTTGAATCGCCTCTTTTAAAATGTCATGCCGGTCAAAGTGATAATATGAATCTTCCGCTGCCAACTTGACGGCCCGCTTCAACGGTTTGGGTATTGACGCCGCCGCCGTCCAGCCGCATGTGTACCTGATCTTGATCGGGTTCGACGGATAAAGCGTTGCGGTCGGCCATGTACCTTCGTATGGAAGTACGATCCTCCCGATCCCCTCTCCGTTCGTCTCGACAAGATAATCAGTCGTGACGGTCATCGTTGTCACTGTCCCGTCGGAGTCCGTATAAGAAACCGATGTCACGGTTGCGAGGTTCCCGTAAGGCAGCTTTATGAAATCGTCGCTCGGAAACTTTTGGAGGTAGTAATCGTAAGTCGCTGTCAAAAGCTGCCTCCGGGTAATAATTTGTACTGTTTCCGTCCCGTCACCGATGGCGTCATCGAGATTATCATCGTCAATGGATTCGGGGCTTTGTGATACAATCGAAGTGCCGAAAATACAGGCGGCAAGCAACACCTTTGATGCTGTACGGATATAGGTCTTAGCCCCGGTGTACTGCTTTTTATGGTCCTGGTTATCGTTGGCCGTCGTGATCTGTGTGAATGCCCCACCCGTCCAGTCGGTCCATGTCGCGTTGTCATCCGACTCCTGAATCTTCGTATCATTCGTGCCCGTGGCGCCGTTTGTCCCGGCATGGATAACGACCTCAACCAGCTTTCCAGCGACATTTACGCCGGTCCCAACATGTGTCGTATAGTTGTCCGCCACGGCATGAGAAGCAAAGTCAAGGCTCTGTGTAGTCGTCAGCGAATCATCGAAAGAGACTGAATCCAGCCTCAAATGCAATTCTAATTCGCTGCGGGTCAGGACCGCCAATGTCGGCGCTGTGTAGACCTGGATGTTCATGCCTTAGCCCTTTTCTTCTTCTTCCTTCTCTGTCTCTTGGCCTTCTTGTCCGCCTCTTTTTGCTTCGCTATGCCTGTTTTCATTATCTCTGGAAATTCAAGTCGATTGTAAAGTTACCGCCAACTGTGGCCTGGGCCGTTACCCTAACTTTGATGTCGGCCTTGATTGGGAAGTACCACCAGCTCGACATTTGGTAACTATAGGGGGCCGTTGACTTCGGAAGAGTCGCATGTACGAGATTGGCCCCCTTATTCGCCGTGGTTCCCGCATCGGCGCTGCCCAAGTAGTCTTCACCCGTTGTCTTGTCCAAAATGAACACATTGGCCGCATCGGGAGCGGTCCCGCCTGCCGTCGGCCTCGCAAAGACTCCATAGAGGTAATATTTACCGGCAATCAGGGCCATCGCATCGCTGGATAAACTTACGTCATCGCTCCCATTGTCGGCTGTCGCCCCCGTACAGACGAGTTGAACCCAAACGGCACCACCTGTATAAGTAGCAACCGTCTCAACGCAGGTCATGGCCGCGTAAAGATTTGAGGCCATCAGCATGATAGCCAGTGAGAATATGAACTTTTTCATGTCTATGTCCTCATGTTAAGGCGTAGGCGTCAGATGGACCGCCCACGCCGAGGAAGGGGTTAAATAAATTCCACAAACGGCTCAAGGGCCATCAGGGAGGCCGGTTCAATTTCAAGCGGAGTCTCGATCACATGGCGGCATTTATCGCACCTTACCGTCACCATTTTGGGGAGCTTCACTTTCGTAAAGACGAGTTCAGATTCCTGGCTGAATAATTCATTGAGTTCCTTTACGAAAGGCGTCCAATTCTGAGACATTTTCCGGCCATCGGGATCATTCGGGCCGACCAAACCAATGCCGCCATTGGGCATTTCATCGCCGTACTTCTGGATGAGCGTGTTTCTTACCTCTTCAATGATCTGAAATTTCGCCGCATGGGACTTGCCCAATTTGATCAATTCGAGACTCGCGGTGACTGGGAATTTTTCCTTGAGCAATGCCGCCAAAGGTTCCTTTGTCGTAAAAATCACCCCGTTTAAAACCATTTCCCCTTTTACTTCTTCTCCCATCTTTAACTTTCCCCTTTCTTTGGTTAGTTTTCTGGTGCAACGGCCTTGACTTCCTTGCTCCCAAAGGGAGTTTTAAGGATCACCTTGCCCTTGACACCCGATAAAAATTTACTGACGATTCGATCTTCTGCCGCTTCGCCATCCCCTTTCTTCCTGATCTTAACTCTGATTCCCATGATCCCCTCCGGGGGAGGGTGTTTAAGGCACACCCTCCAAAGCCTGTTATGGTTATGAAGTGTAGATGTTCATGTACCAAACTGTCCCCGTGCTTCGTTCTTTCAGGAACGGAACCTTGTAGGCCCCTGAAGAGGCAGCCGATGCTGTGGCCGCAAAGTCAACAATCGTATTGATGTCAAACAATGCAGTGGTCGCATTTGAGAAAATATTGGTATTGAACAGGTATAACTCTCCGGGGTTGGCTCCATCATCAATGACACAGGACATTTTCAGACCCATAATCATCTTGGAGTTAGTCAACGTAGCACCCGTAGGACACCAGACACCGACATCGAGAGGTGACAATGCGCCGCCAGCGGAGAACGTGGTTGTAGCGGCAAGATTAATCCACGAAGACGCTCCTGCAACAAAACCGGCAACCGCGCCTGTGCCGATATTGAGATTACACTCAATCGCTCCATAGCCATCACCAAAGTTGGGTGTTAATACTGTTCCGTCAAACTTGGCGGTACGTCCAGTTGTGGCATTGAGCGATGCAACCGTTACGACAGTTTTTCCGTCAAACGTAACGCCCTCTGATGCTCCGGCAAATGCAAGCGTGTTAGTCCCACCTGTGATAGTGACATCGCCAGCACCAAAGTTGATAACACCATCCGCTACCATAAAGATGTCATCGCCAACGTACATATCGCCACCAAATCCGATACCACCAGTGACAATAAGTGCGCCTGTGGTAGTGCTGGAGGATTCCGTGGTTCCGGCTACCGAGAGAACAGTGGAGGTTCCGGTTAAGAGCAAGCTGTTGGCTGACTGATCCCACTTCATGTAATTACCGTTCGTGGCTCCATAGGCAACAACATCGTTCCCTTTAGAACCGCCTGAACCGCCAAATGTCCATGTTCCATTGGTATCCGTGGTCGGGTCCCAAAACGCTCCGCATCCCGTAACATCTCCATAGAAGTTGACCTGAATGCCCTTCGTATCCGCACCGAAATACCATGCTCCATTCGTATCTCCGGAAGGATCAAACTTGACCAGGTAGGCGGTTGTATCGCCGTACCAAGTGGTCATAATTCCCTTGGTGTCCGCCCCGAAGAAGACGGCCCCGTTGGTGTCGCCATTCGCATCGAACCAAACTTTGTAACCCGTCACGGCACCAAAGAGCGTAACATCCACGCCCGCAGCATCAACGCCGAAGTTGGTCGCCCCTAAAACTTCCAGGGCCAGGGCCGAGGTAATCGTCACAGACCCGCCGGCAGCCGGGACACCAGCAATGCAGACCGTCGATGCTTTGGCAACCGTGATCGCGCTTGAATCAGTCAGGGTAGGAGCCGTGAAATAGGCGTCGATACCGCTCATGTTCGTGACGCCGGTTGAGCCCGTCAAGGTCGTGGTGCCGGGAACGATGTTGAGCATTCTCCGGGTCGTTCCCGAAGCGCCCGCAATAGTCGCCGGAATTCCCGTAACGGTCAGCATATCAGCCGCAACGGTATTGCGTGTGTCGATGGCGACATATTTCGTTGTCGCGTCATAGAATTCCAGGGCAACGGCGGTATTCGCGGCGGTGATGATATCCAGCGCCGTCGAGAAAGTGAGGTTGACCTTTGCAAGCGTCAGACTCGTATTACCGACATCAAACAGGGCTGAGGTATCAGCGGCCCCGAGGAACACCTTAAAATCGATGTCCTTTGTCCCATTGCCGATGTGAATCGCCCCGGTGTCATCGGTAGTAGGAAGGATGGTGAGGATCGAAGTGGCACTGATCCAGGACATATAAACGTCACCGCCCGTTGCGTCGCCGAACTGCAAATACTGATCATCGCCAATCTGAAGATCTTCCAGGTCAAGGGTAAGATCGCCGTCGATCTCGACATCGACTTTGGCAAAGGTGACTTTCTTGTTGCCTACGTCAAAAAGCACATAGGTGTCAGAGGCACCCATGAAAACCTTGAAATCAACATCTTGCCCTGTGTTCCCAACGATAACGGATGATGTCCCAATAGTCAGGACATCGCCCGTCACGCTCTGCCCAACACCTGTCTCGTAAAAAACGAGGTTTCCGCTTACCCAATTACTTGAAATGTTTGTCACTGGCATAATAGCCTCCTAAATCCGTACCTTGCATTTCGCTTGGTTTTATAAATAAGGAGCGGTTCCCCTTATTAAAGGGGCTGGCTGAAACCAGCCCCGGTAAGTCAGTTACGCAGCCAGAACGGTATCTGAAGTGGCACCCGGATAACGGTATTCGCAAATAGCGAATCCGCTAACGGTTCCCACAACGCTTGATGTCGTCGTAAACTTGCATGTCAGCCAATCGTGGTCATTGGCTGAATCCATATCAGCGATATCAACTTCCACGACCAGCATGTAATTGCTGTAAGACCCATAGGTGAGGGTCAGCGTGGATGCGCTTGTCAGCGCCGCAAGGACATCGCATGATGTCGTACTACCAGCCGTTGCCGTACCTAATGCAGCCCCGCCGAAAGCATAATTAAATCTCATCGCCGTTGTGCAAGCAGCATCAGAAACACCGCTATTGACGGTCAGAACAGATGAAGCTCCGCTGAGAGTATTCAGGATGAAACAGAACGTCACCTTCAGGACATCCTTTGCGTAAATGGAATCGGTATATACGGTGCTGGAAAGATCAATCTCTTTCGCCACCGGAACTAATTTTGCAGTTTGTGAAAACATTTTATTTCCTCCTTATTTTTGTTGGCGGGGAGGATTTCCTCCCCGTTTCATCAGTGATTAACTTGCCGCCAGAATAACAAACGGCGCCTGCGTCGCCGTTGCACCACCTTTGTAGGGGGTCAATGGCTTGTTTCTGATCGGGCCGCCATCAAACCGATATATCCATCTGTAGGTCATTTCGTCGTAAACGAAACGAACGTGGATGGATGCCTGCGCGTCAATTCCGCCCTTGGTCAGCAAGAGATATTCGTTCAGGTCGGCAAGAATGATATCGCCGGCAGTCTTCGGAGCCTGGCACTGCTCAATCGGGATAATAGGCTTGCCCAAAAGGGTCATATAGGGCTGGCCGGCAGCACCATTGGGGGGCAAGAACACAGGAGTTGATGAAGTTCCGCCCGGAAGGGTCATCAACATGATGTAGGGCAGAAGGGCGCGGTTGATGAACCAAATTGCATTCGCATCACTGGACGAAAGCAGGCGTGAGTACATGTGAGCGATATTTGCATACAAAATCTCCTGTCCGGCAGTTGATCTGGTCTGTCCGGTTTCAACGGCTTGCGTAACAGTACAAGCGGCGGGGATGATACCGGATGCGTGACCCGCGCCCACGCCGTTTACGATTTCATCATCAACCTTGAATCCGAACTCCATCGGAAACCACTTGTTGACAACCGCAGCCATTTGAGGAGCATCTTTCATGAGGTCTCCCGTGGCCTGGAAAATCCCCATACAATCTTTGAGTTTCCATTCGCCAAGACGATACTTCGGTTTGGTTGCTGTTACGGTATCGGCTTCAGCTTTCATATAGACCTGAATTCCACCGAATCGAGAGCCCGTAGCCCTACTGGTCTCATCGACCAACTGAAGTTCAAGACGGTTGCTATTTGCCGAACAGGGCACCTCAAAACAGCGTTGTGAAAGAAGCCCCGTTGCGACAGTCCCTTTATTCAGCATCGAGCCTTTATCTGTCTCCACGAGAAACCCGCCCTCGGAAGGGATCAATTCATTTGCGCCTGAAGCCGCGTCAGCGCGTACCTTGCCGAGTCTTGAAATCGCTTCCGCCCGTCTCGATTCACTCAGGTCCGGGTTGACTGCCGCAGCCACATCGAGAAGCTGTTCGCCGATGTTGGCATAAACAGATTTTTTCTTGCCTTCGTCCATCCCGCCACCGGGAGCCTGCATCTTTGCCAAAGCCGTTTCGATGGATTCCATCTGGGCCCTGAGGGTTGCGAATTTCGCAACGTCATCAGCTATTTTTTTGACTTCCTCTTTCAAGAGCGGATCTTCGTGGCCCTTGGCTTCGATCTGCTTCATGCGCGTGTCGTTTTCCGCCTTGAATGTTGCAAGACTCTTATTGAAGTCTTCGATTACTTTTTTAATTTCTTCGTCCATTTTCCTTGACCCTCCTTTGGTCATTGGGCAAAGAAAAAGGGCGGTGCTGAAGTGCTGGCCCCAGCAAGCCGCCCTAATTCTTTCTTTCTATCGTCCCCCTCTGACCCGTCGATCTCGGAGAGAACCCTTAATTTTTAATTACAATTTAGTATTTCAAATCCGCTCCTGATCTGTGCCGCTACCTCATCAAACATTTCCCGATTTTTTGCGGCCTCCTGGTCCGTCGCCCCTTCGCTTTCGTCTTTATGGTCATTGTCAGCCTGACGCCGATCAAACAACCCGGCTGCGCGACATGCCGCCGCTACCGCCTTAGCGAATCCCTTGGGAGCCTTTGCATCGTGAAGGATTCTTTCAACATCGAATCCGGTAAAAACCTTTCCTTTTTCTTCCTCCATTAATTCATCCGGCAACGTAGCAAAGATGGAAAGATCAAATTCCGCCTTCACAGGTTTGCCAGCTTCAATAATCTCATCAACGAAACCTTTCTCTTTGGCCGCCTTCGCCGTCATCCATGTTTCAACCTTCAACATGTCCTTGATTTCACGTTTGCCGATATTCGTGTTGTCAGCGTACATATCAATCATGTTTCCGCTGATTTGCTCCAGGATGTCGGCCACTTCACGAAATTCATATTGGTTGCCGTAAAGCCCCGTCATCGGCTCATGAATCATAAGCATGGTATTTTTATAGGCCTGCTTTTTGTACCCGGCGACGGCGATATAGGATGCAGCGGAGGCCGCAAGAGATTCAATTCTCGTAATGGGTTTTGACGGGTGCGCCTTGATCGCATTGAATATGGCATTTGCGTCCCATACATCACCGCCTAAAGAATTGATCCGTATCGTGACTTTCGGTTGTTTTATTTCCGCTAACATTTTTACAAACTCTTCAGCACTGTTGAAGGGCCATCCGATATAATCGTATAAAAGGACTTGCGTTTCATCATCGGATACGTTTTCGATCTTGTACCAATCCGGTTTGTCAAGAGGCTTGTTGTAAAGGGCCGCGATAAACCGCGCATTATGTTCGTTTCTATATGAAAGGTTCATTTTTACCACCCCACTGCGATAGCAAGGGCTGGCTGAAACGGCCTGTCGAGCTTTGCGCCCTTGCTTCTATTTGTCGTGCTTTCCAATGGTTGAAGGTTGCTTAACGCCCAACATCTTTGAAAATCAATGTCTCCTGGTGAATTAAAATTGAAGGCGGCAACGGGGATTTTGTGATCTATCTGCCAATATGACCCATAGTTTTCCCATGTCATGCCGTTCTTAAATTGCTTCCCGAGATGTTTCCTTAACTGGCCTACGGTATAACCGACAAGTGACTCCCAACTTCTACCAGACTTATCTCCCTTCAATGCTTCGCGTATTCTGCAAGCCATCGCATTATGTACTCGGCCCTTCACGGTGCTTAACCGTTTTCTGGCTGCTTTTCTCCCGATAGCACGGGTCTTTTCGATGTTCTCTTTCCGCCACATTCGGCCATATCCCAGCACCCTTTCTTTATTTGTTTCATAGTACAACTTCTGGAGTTCGGTGCGACGCGACCCATATAATTCTCTGTATTCAGATACGTGATCCTTGTTTTCTTCATTCCATTTCTTGAGACGTGCTTTATTATATTCAGAATTATCAATGCGCCATTGTTTGTTATATTCTTTAAATTTATCCCGGTGTTCCCTCTGCCATTTCTTTGAAGCCTCGCATGAACATTCCTTACAAACGGATTGATGCCCATCTAAATGACGTCTATCAACGTAAAAATCATTCAGTATTTTTTCAAATCCACATTTAGAACATTTCTTTTCCCCATCGACAAGAAGGATTGGTTTCATTTTCCGGCTCCCTCCTTGTTATTTCCCGTCGTTTCTTTAGTCGTTGAGGTGCGCGTGGCATAACGCTCGCCACCTTCATATGAGTTATATTCTTCTAATTCGCGGATCTCGTTCGGATTAAATATCTCCTTGTCAATTCCTATTGCATAGCCCTCCATGCGAGTCTTGAAATCTCCTCGCAAAAGGCTGTTAAGATTGAACTTTGCATAATATTTTTTCTTTTCAGGGTCCGTCAAAAGGCCATGCCGAATGGATTTTTCATAATTCACACAATCGGGGGCGACTCCGTGCTTAACATAGTTGATGTCGAATTGTTCTGCCGATGCAAATGTGGGAGTCTTGTCGCCGCTTTGTATCAGCATTAATGGAACCCTGAACATGCCGCATATCTGTGCTTCGTTCATCTTCATCAATTCCAGGTATTGCGCATCGACAAGTTTTATCTGAGGAAATTCGATGGTCATATTTTCATCCAAAAGCATGAAATCGAAAGAATTTGCCAATGTCGCATATTTTTCCTTCAATGCGGCCCTCATATTGGCATGGGTTGTAGCATTCAATGATAGAGGATGTTTTATAACGGCACTTGGATGAAGCCCCTTTCCGAAGTATTGACCGATAAATCTATCACCGGCCATTCCAATCCCAATCGTTTCACGGGCAGCCTCAATGGGATTCATCCCCGTAAGACCATTTAATGTTAACCCACGAATATGCCAAATTTTGTCTTGTCCATATGTTCCTGTCTGTCCATTGCGCAACCTTACTTCATAACTGATTGAATAATCTTCATTTTGCGTTACTTTTTGGACAACGCCGGCAGATAGCGGAACAAGCTCTAAAATTGGTCGATCTGAAAGCCCGAGTTTAAATACATAAAAGTTGCCATAAAGGCAGATATGCGCTTCGAGCATTCCCCAAAAAGTAGAAGCGGTCATCCATGAATTAGGTTGGTCATGCAGCTTTTCATAGAGGTAAAAGTCCTCCGCTCTGGTTATTGTTTTACCGGATTTTTCCATAATATGGCATGGGAGCTGAGATATCGTCATCGCCCGCTGACGAACACAGTTCTGCACCGTGATAAGCCGCATGGCCGTTTCCGAACTTACCGCGATACCGGATGATGCGGGACTATATCCGCCATAAAAAGAGCCGCCCGGATAATATGATCGATCATCCAGCGGGCCGTAATTCGTGGCCGCCTTAATCATACTTTTGTCGATGGCGCCGATAAAGCTCACCCGTTGATCCTCCGCGCCCATATGCCCGGCATAATCCATGTAACGATACCAATTAAAAAGATGATTGACCCACAAACAATGAATGCTATCGGAGGGCTGATAATGTAAATGCCGTAACCGAGCATTGAAAGCCCGCCAATAACGAGGAAATCACGAATATCGAAGGCATCTTTAATCCAAGCGAGAAATCCCCGGACGCCGATGACAGATTTCACTTTCCCGGCCCAGGTTGAAATGCGAGTTGAAAATCTTTTCATGATTTCCACTACATAACCTTATCCAAGTTGCTCTCGTTTCAAAATCGATAAACGATGTTTGACTATCTGGTGGGATTATGGGATAAAAAAAGATTTAAGTCTAAGAAGGGTGATTTAAATGAGAAAATTTATACTTCAGCATCTTTTAGGCGTTCGATGACTGATTCTTTTGAGATTCGCCGCGTACCGCGTATCTTGATTGACTTCAGAATACCTATATCACACCATCGATAGACGGTCGCCAGGGATATGCGGAGAATTGGCCTTACCTCTCGGGGAAGCAATAATTTCTTATCGGGAATATCGTTGATAATCTGATCTAACTGGATGTCGTTCATTGTTCTCCTTTCTCCTTCAGATCTCCGTTCGCTATCAGATAATCAATGTCGGACTGCATCATTTCACTCAAGACTCCGATAAGTTTACTTTCTGGTTCGGAAATTAATTCTTTTGTAAGGGTATATACTTGATATCGCTGTCCACCGACATAACATTTATTCGTAACCACTTTAAACCGATACCATTCATCGTCTGTTTCACCTAAAAGGTGCATTAAAAAATCGGGCGTCCTTACATGCCATTCTTTTGAAATATCTATTGGGGTATCGGAAACAAGTATGGGAGGGGCATCGCTCATAAGTCTGCCTTTCTCAGCACTTCGATATCCATGCCGCAATCCAAGGTAAGCACGTTGATGTCGAATCCGTATTCCCTGAACCGCTCTTTGAGAACTTGCCTTATTGCCTCGTGTATATCCCTTCGCCATAATTCTTTTGTCTTGAACACCAGCACGTCACCGTCCTTGATGTCCAACTTCTTCACGGATTCAATGTTTTCCAATAAGGTATTAAGTTTGTCGGTCATGCTTCCCTCCGTTTCTTTTCCTCGCCCTGTAACCATGGCATTTCAAGAATATTCATTATACGATTAATGGCGTTTTGGGCCGCAACAGTGCCATGTTCACGGCAATCAAGGGCATAATGGTAATCACGGATTGCTTCTTTGATCCTCGGGATATGGTTATATGTCCGAACTTGTAGTGACCTCTCCGCCTCTGGAATACTACCCTCGGTGATTTCCGGAAATGATATGCTCGTATAAAATAGGGTGACGATGCCGGGCGTTATCATCTTCGGGTCAACGTAAATCTTTACAAGTTCGGCATCATCAGGAAGAGGATTATGTATAACCTCCATATCGCGCCGGCCAGCCTGAAAGAATGAATTCAGTATCGAAACGTTTATATCGTATCGCTTGACTCTCATTTTTTTACCACCATTTCATATCCCACCAGCCTCAAGAGATATCTCGCAAGGGGAACGAGTATCATGGATTCGGGTGGTCGGTAAGCATATAGACCATTGAATTTCCCTTTTATTTCGGATATTTTTTCAGGAGTAAGGGGTTCGGTAATCATTCTTATTTCGTCATATTCATGTGAAGCCACGTGCCATGCAGCACCCGCTATTATATATGCAGGGCATCCGGCGTCATTCATCCACCTACCTTCACCGTTCCACCATTTCTCAAACTCCATGGCCGCCCCTCCTCCATCTATTCCCGAAGCAGAGATATTGCATCCAGCGCCAGAAGAAGTTTGGTTCCTGTCCCTTCAATGGCGTCAAGATAAACCCGTCGCTCATCCCGAATAACTCACAATGCCAATCGGAATATTCGGGAAGGCCCGTCGCGCAAAGTGGTTTACCATCGACCTCCGTTTTTACTGTTAATCTGTCCATGATCAATCCTTTCTTTGATCCAAAGACGGGTTATCGGCCCATCTGAAAGCGGACATCAAGCCTTACCACAACCACCGTCTCCAAACCAAAACTCTCAGGTTTGTAATACGGCTCGACATCGACCGCATTTACAAAACACCCCGTTTCTTTCTGAAATTCATCAAGAATCTCTTCGATTTTCGCCTGGCATTCAACAATTTTCTTCTTTACCGATTCGACGTCCATAAGGCTCCTTTCTTTTAATAATCATTATGCAATTTAATAAAACCATCTACTCCACATGCCGGCAATGAAATACGACAATAGGTGACTTCCCTGTTCTCAAGCTCATTAAGTATTCCCCTCAGCTCATCCCGTTTCGCCTTAAAATCCACCTTCACGACCGTATTGGAAAGCCGTTCAAGCTCGTAATAACGATCACCGATCAAGCCGACCATGAAAATTGTAAACCACTTCCTATGGGTATGAGCCCGCGCATGGTCATAATGACACAACCCGCGAACAGCCTCCGGGAGAAATGCCGTCGCCATCCGGGACCGCTTAAAAAGATGGTGCCCGACGGTCGAAGGGGCTCCACAAATGATACACTTCGGATCACGCTTGACGGCGATCTGCTGGATCAGGCGGTAGCAGTCGGATTTTGGGGAGGTCATAGGGTCATTTTCTCCTTCATTTCCTCATATGTAAGGCCGTCGTAAGCGGACCCTATTTGACCACCGCCAAGCATCGCTCTTGCAACGGCCATTATGATCGTTACGGGGCCATCGATCTTGTCTTTGTCTGATTGCCGCGTTGGATAGTAATACTTCACCGGACCCGTTGTACGACCCTGCTTTTTTACGACGTTCCCCATCATCCATGTAGTTACCGGATTACCATCTTGCCAAATCGTCTGCGAATAGATCTTCGCCTCCAATTCCTTCATGGGTTCTGACATCATGGAAGGGCCTTGATTTATCTCCACGCAACGGCTAATTTCTTTCCCGTCGATCCACTGCGATCCTATCCATTCCATGACGTTGTTGATGAGATATGTAGACTCACGCGGGTCATATGCCAATTCAATTATTGGATGGTTGGCGTTAATATCCTTAAGGTCATTTTCGATATATAGAAAGTCGGTACGCGCCCCAGGTGTCGCTGTAATATATCCTTCCTTTACCCACTTCACGTAATGCTCGTTTCCTGGAAGATTGACAGTTTCTTCGGGAAGATAATACTTAGAAAAGATAACAAAGCCTTTTTCTGTATCAAACAGAAGAGTAAGCGCACAAATATCGATCTTGCTTGCCAAATCAAGGGCGGCGTAACAGGGAACCCCTTTAAAGTCGTTCAAATTTAACGATTCATCCAAACATGCAGACCACTTAACCATATTCATCCATGCTACACCGGCGTTGCTCCATATATTTAGGTGTTTGCAGAGATTAATATTCTGCTTTGAGGCATCGGTCATTGTTTCCGTATATTTACGGTAAAGATAATCCTCTTCGATTGAGATAAGGTAATTTGGATTAGCCTTTTCCCATACTTTAAAATCTTTAAAGTCATCATCTTGGTCAACGGTATAAATAATGGTAAAGAAGGCGTCATCATGAATCGTCCCGTTGAGAACCTTGACCGCCCTCATATGCATTTCATAACACGGCGACGATGTATCTGTCCCGGCAGTTGTTATCACGAACATCAGGGGTTGCTGCCTTGCCCCCATCCCGGTATCCATAGTATCATATTGATCACTCGTTCGATGTTCATGGTATTCATCAATTATTGCACAATGGGGGCTTGCGCCATCCGGCGGGTTTCCAACAACAAGCTCAAACCTGGACATATCTTCGAGACGATAAATGCTTGTTGGATTTTTGGGAGTCCCGGAAAGAGATATCCCGAATTTATTACGGAAGTCAGACATTTTATTAACCATCTGCCATGCCGGGCGAAATACCTCAAGTGCCTGCTTCTCCGTGGAGGCGCCGGAATAGATTTCGGCACCCTTTTCCCCATCAGCGGTCAGCATATATAGGCCGGCGGTGGCGGCGGTCATCGATTTCCCGTTCTTTCTTGGAATTTCTATGTATGCGACACTAAAACGCCTTTTCCCATTTTTCTTTTTAACCCACCCCCATAAACAGCACTCTATGAATACTTGGTGCGGTTGTAACTTCAGCTTATCACCGGACCATTTTCCTTTTACATGCGGGAATAATTCAGAGAAAGCGCAGCGGCGATCTGCCGGACCCCACGTTGCGGGCCTTTTCTTTTGTTTATTGTCCTTGAACGGCGGATTAAACTCATAAGGGTAATTTGGATCGGATTGTTTTCCAAGATCGTTAAGATGCCGCTGGCAGGCAAAAAAAACTAATTGACATGCTGAAATGGCTCCAGAAACTACATCTTCACAATATTTTAATGCCACTTCACTATAGGTCATAGGCTAAAAGTCATCAAATTGATTTTGGTCTTTTTCCTTCTTCTTTGCGCCAACTTTTTGAGCGGAGGCGCCAGTGAGCCCAAATTCTACAAGTAACGCATGGACATGCCGTGCCGCCTTCTCTCGAAGTTTCACCGCCGGATGTTCCTTAAGCACATCATCGCCATATGAGTTTGTTGATTTATAAATGTAGCCATTTGTTCCCGCATCATCATTCAGCATTTTATCAAAACGTTCTACCTCTTCCATCCGACAAGCCAACAACGCTATTCCCTCCGTGTAAGTTCTGGAGGCAAGGCCGATTTCATCAAGGCGCTTCACCATATGTTGAAATATCTGCTTTGATCGTTTATTTAACCATGTCGGGGGGATCGGTTTTTCTTTTGATGGCAGGGGAACTTCCTTTTCCCGCGTCTTTCGATAAGTCCCTTTTGCTTTTTTTATACCTATAGGGATTACTTTTCTTCCGGCCCCTATTCTTGCGCCGCCCATGGCCTACACCCTCCTTTTAAATCTGTCCGGCCCATGCTCTTCTTCATGACAATCGTTGCATAACGATTCAAGGTTTTCGTCCGCCCAATTCAATTCATCATGGTCTTTATGATGGACCAACACAGCAACTACTACCCGGTCGCTGGCAAGGTGCCGTTCGCATAAGGGATCATGAGCCAACTTTGCAGTGCGGACCTTTCGCCATAAAGCACTATGGATGAGTTTACGCCCTTCAGATTGATCACGTTGTTTGTCATATTCTCTATTTTCGGCTATCGCGTATCCGAGACAAACCGAACAATACCTTTCCCGATATTCTATGAGCGTTCCGCAATGGCCGTTTCGCTTTCCCCGACCTGGGCACGGTTTTGATGGAGTAAGGACACCCATCAAACTGCCAGAGCAAGGGACGGCTGAAACGGCTTATATAGTTTTGCCCCCTTGCTAATATTTAATACTGCCCACATTGGCTGAAGATTTTTGAGCGCAAAGCATTTTTTAAAATCTATATCGTCTGGAGTTGTAAAGTTGAATACTGCGACTGGTATCTTGTGATCAATATGAATTTCTCCAGACAGGAACCGTTCCCACGTCATCCCCGCCTTAAATTGTTTCTCAATATGGCGCCGCAGATCGTCAACGGAATATCCGACAATATCCTGCCATCGCTTACCACCCTTATTACCCTTCAGCGCGTCATACATGAGAGAACGCATTCTGGATTTAAGGGCGAATTTTGGGTCTGTCTTCCTACGAATGGCCTCTCTATGGTTCGCTATGGGCTGATAACCCTTCCATCGTTGCCTTTCTTTCTCTTTTACGTCCGGCCTTTGCCGGCGAAAGCGTCTCAGTTCTTTGGCGCGATCCGTTGCCTGATAGTTTTTTGATCTTATTGAGTGGCATTCGTTACAATGACTTGAAAATCCACTGCGTTTCTGCTTGTCGCAGGGGAAATAGATACTATCTGCCGGCTTCCAGTTACCGCATTTCGTGCATCGAAGTATTACTCCGCCGGAAAGGGATTCTTTTATATTGCGATTTTCGTAGCATTCCAGAGAGCAATACTTTGAATATTTGTCCCAGTTGGTAAATTCATTCCCGCACTTTTCGCAAATATGCCTATGGGAGCCGATTTTGTTTTTCTGTAAGCCTACAAAACTATTTCTACATTGCAGAGAACAGAATTTTCTTCTATTCTCGCCAAGTTTTTCTCCACAAAATAGACAGTCATCCATTTTCATCAAAAGTTACTCATTCCCGATAAAAAGCAAAAAATAAATCTGAATTTGGCCTGACACGTGTGCGGG